CAACTGGACCCGCAGCGGTTGCACCGCCACCGAAACCGCCTGAAGCACCACCAGCATTAGCTGCGTTGGTTGGTGATTCGGAGAGGAAGTTTCTTTCCTCGCTTAAAAATTTTTCTTGGTTCTCCAGGAGAACTGCGGTAACCATTCTACGGTGTGAATCTTTGATGGCGTCAGCGCCTTCATAGTCCAGTAGTGGTGCCCACTTCTCCTGCAGTTGTTCACCATTGAACATTTGCATTTGATTTTTCCTCTATTAAAAGTGTTTAGGGTTTATCTTATAATGTAAAACTTACTTTTTAGAAACTCTCTGCAGAGCAGTAAGATATCCTTCCATAGATCCAGAAAATTCCTGGTTCATGGACGCTTCTTCTGCAATGTACTCAGAAGAATCTCTTTGAGCACTGGGTCTTGAGGGGAAATATGCCTCTCTAAGGGTTACCAGTTTCTCACGGTAGTCTGTTTCACTATCAAACTCAACACTTTCGGCAAGAGTAGCGAGCTTCTCTTTCTGAGTGACTGCAAGTCCTTCAGAAACATCACTTAAGACTCCATCAGATGTGGATTCTGCTAATCTTCTATTAAGAGCGACATTTCTGTCGATCTGCTCATTGAGTTTTCCTTCCATTTCATCAAGTTTATTTACCATGCTCTCAAGTACATCATATCTATCTTCAGGGATTGAAACATAATGTTCTTCAAAAAGTGTTCTCATTCCGGTGAGGAACGACTCAGACATTTCTGTCTTAAGTCCGTCTTCAACAGTGAGTTGGTTTTCTTCCAACCACTCGGATGAGACATACTCAAGATATGAATCGACACGTTCGGTCATTTCACTCTTGAATGTTGCTACTTGCTCTTCAATAACAGTAGCATAGGATGCTTCCAGGTCTTCTTGGATTGCAGCAACTTTAGCATTGATTGCTGCTTCAAAGATAGTCTTTGCTTTTTCCTGGAACTCTTCGGAGAGTTCTTCGCCTTGGAGAAGTGCTTCAACATCGGCATCGATGTCTAATTCAACAACTTCTTCCTCTTCTGTGATCTCTTCTTCAGCAATTTCCTCTTCGGAAACTACTTCTTGATCGTCATCGATCTCATACTCCTCTTCTTCTTTCATGCCAGCAGGCATTGCTTCCGCAGGCTTAGCGCCCTGGTTAACAACATCTCTGACTTGCTTGAGGGTAGCACCTGGAGTCTTCAGCTTTGCTGAATCATCATCAGGCTTATAATTTTCTGGGGTAGGACCGCCAAGATCTTCTACGCTTGCTCCAGATGGCTTTACCATTGGTTCTGCTGGATTAGCACCGGCAGTTACAGCGTTTTCCTTAACGTCTACTTCCATTTCGTGTAAATTAGTGCCACTGGACATTTTAGAACTCTCCGAAAATAACCTATTTGTAGTTAATTAAACTATATTTATTTATAATTTAAAGATTTGATAGAAAATTACCCCATAACTGGAGTTTGTTTTCTTCAAGTCTGTTTTGATCAACAAGAGTATTTATCCTCTTTCTAGCATCGTTGCAAAATCTTTCGCGAAGGATACCACCTTCCCAGACCCATTCTTTTCCTTCCATAATTCCATCAACAAAAGCATCAGGTGCAGATGGATCAGCAACGATGTCTGCTGCGGTTGCCAACATGAAATCTTCACCAACAATATTGATGCCTTCATTGTTCAGTTTTAATGAACCAACACCACGAGAAGAAACTCCAAGTTTCACACCTTCACCAATTAGTGACTGTGCAATCTTACCCATTGGAGTACTAAGAAGTTGTGCCTTACCATAAATGTTTGAACCTCTTTGCTCAAGAGTTACAATTTTATGGGATACACGATCAAGGTTGATTGTTGGACCATCGGGGTGACCGAGTTCTCCAAGTGCTCTACCTTTATTGGTATACATTTCATTGTATCTACCAACTTCTTTTGCAAGAGTTGAAATAGGATACATACGACCGTTACGGTTCTTGATGTCACCTTGAAGGAAAGTACCCTCGATGAACATCTTTTTAGCAGAACCTTTACCTTCAGTAATGTATTCTACTGTTTCGACTTCTTCTCTGATTAGTTTCATTTTTTTTTTTTAGTTTCTGTAAGCAACTTTTACAACTTTAACTGAACTACCATTTGAAGCAGCAGATAATTTATCAGTGGGTTCTTTTTCAAGAACAACAGTTTCACCATTTTTTACCGTAAGACTTCCGATAACGCTATCACTTGCATCGGTTCTAGAAATAACCAATGCTGCAGAGTGACCGTTATACAGTCTAACTACAGTTGCATTACTAACATTTGTAGCAGCATTTAAAGTTGTTTCTGCTGCTAAAACCTTAATCAACATCTTCGTCTCCGGTTTGAGTTTCTTCTTCGTCCTCTTCGGACTCTACATCAATTTCATCTTCGCCAAATAAAGAAGCACCGATATCAGGTCGGATTGCATCTATCTTCGATGAAGACTTAGCATACAAAATTTCTTTAATTTTGTCACTAACTTCAGTTGGGGACGATTCAGCACCCACCAATAAATCCATTAAATCATCCATTTTGTATTAAAAAATTATGAGAACTATTATTTATTTATATCTCACCACCTTCCGGTGCTTCGACTGCCTTCTCTTGCTGTGCTAAATCTGGGTCATTGATAGGTTGTCCAAGTCCCATTGGATCCGCATTTGGGTCAATTGGTAATCCAGTATTTGGGTCAATAGGAGCATTTGGGTCGGGAAGAATACCTGCTTCGATTTCTTTTTCAATTTGCTGATCCATTTCAATGATTTCAGTTTCAGTCTGCTTCAGAATTTTATTTCTTACATATTGTGCAGAGAAATATCTGCCCATATAAGGTTCCATTGCAGCAATAACACCAAGTTGCTCATTGAGAAGTTCATTATCTTTGAGATCGGAGAAGTGATTATCGTACAGATAATCGTATTGAATATGATCTTCTAATTCTTGCCAATCTTCAGCAGTGATAATATTCTTTAGGATCAACTGGGTCTTCAACATATCGTTGAACATTCCAGAGAATCTTTTACGCAGTCTACCAACAAACTTGGTAAACTTAAGTTCATCACGCAGAATCTCAGAAGAACGACCAAGATTGAAACCACCAGAACTATCAAGTCTGCTGGAAGGAACGTTTAGTGATTTGTAGAGTTTAGTCTGGAAGTAATCGACATCAGCCAATTCTCCAAGATTTTGACCGCCAGGTAATGTAGTAATCTCGGTTCCTCTACCACCTTCTCTTCTAGGTAACCAAAAATCTTCAAGCATCGCCATATGCTTACGGTCATCACGGATCTCTCCGGTGCTCGCATTATATACAAGTTTATTACGATAGCGATTCATCACATCGCGCAGATACTGTTCTGCTTTTACCTTAGGCAGATTACCAACATCAATGTAGAAAATTCTACGTTCTGGTGCTCTTGACAGTCTATAGATAACAAGACTATCTTCAACCATTCTCAATTGATTAAGTGCCTTAATTGCTTTGTGTAAATAAGATAAAATTGTTTGCTTATTTCTATCTACCAATCCAGAGGTTACAAATACAATTGAATCTTTTGAGATTTTTACTGCGCCTTTGTTATTTCTGTTTGGGTAAACTCCACCACCACCTTTTTGTGCAGAGTTAGGGTCATAAAGATAATACTCTTCTACTTCAGGTGCTTTATAATTCTCTGGATCTGATGGATCATTTCCACTTCGTGCAACATCAAAAGGAGACTGGGAATTGGGTCCACCTTTTTCTTGCTTACGGACTAAGCGAATTTTAAGTGGATCAATATATCTGATATCCTGAATACCAGCAGATGGATCCTTAAGATCAATTACTTTATGATAAAATACTCTTCCGTCAATGTACCAATTCCTAAAGATTTCATGAGACTTCCTATCGAAGTTCATCATGTTTTTGATATTTTGAAACTCCTCTCTAATAAGTTCTTTTAGTTTATCAGATGCAGGGAGATTTGATAACTCAACTTGTACTGGAGAATCGTTAAGGTCAGAAACAATTGCTTCATTTACAATATCTTCAATCGCACTATCACACTCAGGATGCAAACACATCTCACGATATCTACGAATCAAATCCTGCTCAGACTTATAAACTCCCTCGATATCTACGTACTGGCCGTAGAAACCGCTGGAGAGATAAAAATCTGATTTGTCCTCATCTGTTTGAGGAACTGGGGAGACAATGCTTTTTGATGCTTTGCCTGCCCCAGGATCTGGTAGTTTAAAACCAAATAATTTAGACATTAATCAAGATTGAACTTATTATTCTACTATTTATACTCCGGTTCCAAGTTGAGTTGTGCCGTCAGAGTTAAGTGCCTCACTCCACTGAACTTCCATGGTGACTGAGAATTCCTCAATCGTATCAGAACTATCGTAAGAAAGTGCAATATCTGAAACGTTAGTTGGGAATGAACCATAGAATCTATACTGCTTGAGAACAGGCAGTTGTGGTTCACTTTGTGGTTGGGCACCACCCACTTGTGCTCTACCCAGTTGCTTAACATACATATCCTGTTGATAATCAGCAGGGTTTGTAATTCCAGCATTATCTTCATGCTTGTTGATGAGATTCATCCATCTCTCAAAAGCAGTTCTGATAGTGAAATCAACATCGTTGATGATGGTGATGGTCCATGGATCGAAGGTTCTGTCTCCAGCAACTTTCAGATTTCTACCTCTGAAAGGAATGTTGATTGGGGAGATGTTAGAAGCAGGAAGGTTTGCCGACTTAATCATAAAACGAGTTCTATCGGTTAAAGCATCTTTCGATGTTCCTTCGGGGATAGCGTCATCAGGGAAGTACAATTCACACTCAAATAGATTGGGTCTTGCACCTCCACCGATCATCCTACCCTTGAATGCATCAAGGGTTCTGTCCTTGGTATTGGGAGCGTTACGGTTTGCCATTAGATGTTTCCTCTATTTTGTGAATTAATTAAACGTTACCAACTACTTCTTCAAAACTTACTCCGGTGCGGGTAGCAACGAATGTAAGACCGATGAAGTTGATTGATCTTGCGGGTTTGACAAAGATGTCTGCTCTAAACTGATTAGAGTCAACAATGTCTGGAGTATTGTTAGTCTCATCGCAGATTACGACGAAATCGGTCATACCTCTCTTTGCCTTAACATCACGAAGGAATGGTTCAACAATATTGACGAAATTGGATCTCGTGATAACATCGTTGAATTCAAAGAGTTGATCCTTTGCTGCTCTCTCGATTGAATCCTCAATGGTGAGGAATAGACGACGAACGTTGATTCTATCGAATGCAGAAGCGAAAGAAAGTCCAGTCTTATCACCAAAGAGAAGGATTCCAGATCCTGGTTGTGCCACGATTGGGTTAATTCTCTTAGGATAGATCAGATCTCTCTGTGCTTGAGAAGGATTATAAGCAAGTTTCACTGCACCATTGATTGCTCCTCTAGCGGAACCAGCAGGTGAGAACCAGGGGAACTGGTTGATTGAAGTTCTTGCCATCAGACCAGCAACGTCAGCGTTACATGGAATGTAACGGAATTCATTGTTGAATCTATCGAAGGTGTACTTATATCCTGAGTCGAAGACTGCGTAGGAAGATGAAGTTACACTATCATAGAATTTTATAATATTCTCTGTCTGTGTATCAGAGTTTGATTCATTGACAACACCAGGACTATGAGGAGAGATACAAGCGATACAATCCTTTCTAAGTTCAGCAATTTCAATCAATTTGTTTGCTTTTGCCTGTGAATCAAAGATTGATGTTCCAGCAGAAGGTCCATTAATCAAGAAGTCAATTGAGTATTCAGCAGGATTCTTGAGAACATCGTAAGAACTTACAACGTCTGCAAGAGTTGCAGCAAATCCATCGGTAGAAGTGTAGTTCTTACCAGCGGTGAGATTGTAGGTCTTTGCACCTTCAACATTGAACGTTGTTCCTTGTGCAACTCCACCCCATGCTCCAGTTGCTGCAGTAAATGCACCAGATGATCCAGAAGTAAGTCCACCAGATACTCCAGCTGGATGTGATCCAGAGAATACATAGTCGGAAAGACGAGCAAGACTGTTCTTATAGTATACTGCCTCGGTTGGGGAGATAGTACCGTCAGATGACTTGCTAAGGAAAGTGAACTTCTCAACAATGTTTCCGGCAGTTCCGGTTACAGAACCAGTATCGTCAACGACAACTACGTGAATCTCATCGTTCTTTGCACTTCTTTCAGAAGCATACTGCGAGGTTCTGGGTTTCTGTGCGATTGACTTCCAGGAAACTGTGGAGTTTGTAAGTCCCAGAGTCTGAGTGTTATACCAATCAGCAAGAGTAGCAGATGTGTAAGTAGCAATTCCTGCAGCAGCAGCGTTCTTAACAACGAGATCGTTAGCGGAAGTGGTTGTAGAAGAAGATCTTGTAAAGGTAAAGACTGCAGCATCTCCAACAGTACTGATACCAGTGATTGACTGGTCAACGAATACAGTATCAACACCAATAGCAACAACCTTTGTTCCAGTAACAACTGTTGAATTGCCACCAGTTACAGTAACAACGTCTCCAATTGCAATGTTCTGGTCGATACCACCAGAAGCAGAGGTTGTATTAATACCAGAGATAGAAGCATCAACTGCTTCGTTAATTACACCAACGGTTGTACCAATACCAGTATTAGTGGTTGTGGTTGTTGTAGAAGGAGTAATGAATGACAGTGAACCTCCTTCCTGATAAGTAGCAGCAGTGGAAGTTCCGTTAGCAGCAACTCTATCAGTAACTTTAACTGAGAATTGACCAACACCAACTTCTGTGATGATTCCTCTCAGGAAACCATCGTATGCAGAAGTGCTTCCAGAACCAGCATTTACTCTTCCAGCAATCGTCTGGGTAACACCCATTCCGACTGTAACGCTAGTTGTGCTGATACCAGAGATAGTTTGGTCGGCAGCACCGTCAATGGTGCAGACCTTAAGATTGTTTGCCCACTTTCCGGGGTTCTTTGCTGCATACTCCCAAGAGACGCCAACAGAACTTGCGTTATTTACATAATCCTCATAGGATTTGATTTTGACGCTGCTGGAACCATCATTGTTAGCATTGTTTAAATGCAAACCAGCAGACTCGTCAGTTCTGAGAACTCTAAGAGTTCCACCATAAGAAAGGTATGAAGACGCACTCAACCAGTAGTCACACTGTGCGTCGGTTGTAATGGGCTTACCAAAGGTTCTAAGAAGATCTTGCTCTGTTTCAATCAGAATGGGAACATTAATTGGTCCCTTCTCAAATGGACCTGCAATTGCACCAACTTGGTCATTTGCAGCATCCACTCTACCGATTGTTAAGTCAACTTCTCTTACCTTGACGCCGGGGGATACTAGGTTAAGCGACATGTCTTTTCCTCGACCGAAGATTCATTTTTACTAAAACTATTTAGAAAAAAACACTCCTTAAGTGGGGAAACAGTCAATGAACTAAATGGGTTGGAAAAAATGATTGACTATCTTAAACTTCACCAGTCAGGGTAAGACCAACTACTTATATCAATCTTTCTGGAATTGAGAACTCGCTTCTTCGTACATTCTTTGCATTCGTAAGAATATGACGATGGGAGCACACCTCTGCTTTTTCTCGTTAAATAAAACTCTTCTATCAGGTCTTTACTCTCTTTACAGGTTCGACACGTTCTCTTCTTGAACAGTAGATGTTCTAAACTAAACTGTTCATCGAATTTCATTACTGATAATCCCACATATATGACATATCGCCATATTCACCAACTGATGCATTGGACCATCGATCACCCTGAGCATCAATAAAACTAGTATCCTCTAGTCCATCAGACATAAAACCAAATGGTGCCATATCCTGTTCAATTTGATTCTTCTGTTCTTCATACAATCTCTTACGGACATCTTGATCAGTAAGTTCCTTAAAGTAATCCTGTTGGACCAACCATGCATAAATCACAAGACACATTGCAAGGTCATCGTTACAACCTTCTTCTGCTTCAAATGAATTACGCTTCTGAATGAAAGTCGTCAATTCAGATATAATTTCATAATCATTGAAGATTACTTTATCTTCTTCAATCATTGCCTTCAGATTGAGTGATCCAACCTGTTTCACAGTCTTACTCATCTTGACACCAAGTTGTGTCTTCTTACCAGAGAATCCCTGTCCTACAATTTGACCTGCCCTACCACGCATTGAGCACATCAGTAGATTCTGATACTCAAGATCATAGTTTAAAATTGAAGCAACTTGGTCTCCAACGTCATTTACTTCACAAAGAACAAATGAATTATTATAATTTCTTACTACTTCGTA